TAACCATGGCAGGTGTTCTAGACTACACCCCAGCACTCAACGCTAACCTCAACGTTGATGACACCGGCAACACCTTCGCAGGTGTGCTACAAGGCAAGTATAAGGTCTACATCGATCCTTATGCTGCAAACGTCTCCAACCAGCAGTATTATGTCGCTGGTTATAAGGGTTCTTCACCTTATGACGCTGGTCTGTTCTACTGTCCTTACGTTCCTCTCCAAATGGTTCGCGCCGTTGGACAGGACACCTTCCAACCACGTATCGGGTTCAAGACTCGTTATGGTCTAATCGCAAACCCATTTGCCGAAGGTTCCGAAGCAGGATATGGTCGCATCATGACCAACACCAATGTCTATTACAGACGCGTTCAAGTGAAAAATCTTATGTGATCAAAACTCCGACGAGTTTATTACATCCACCAAGGACCCCGCGGGGTCCTTTTTTTATGTTTAGTAATATCCGTATTGTTATCTGTATTAATACTCATCAATAACTTGTCTAAATAACGGAGATGTGTGAAATGCACATCTATACATTCCGCACAAAGGAGAAAAATTAATGAAACTACTTATCGCTTGCGCCACCGCACTATCTACACTAGGTGCTCCTGCATTCGCAGACATCGTTGGTCCTGGAGCAGAAGAGACTGCCCCCGGCAACTTCTATGTCTACACCGAGGTTGAGTCTGACTGGACCCTAGGAGAGTACGACGGCACTTCTACCACCGCCCGTTTTGGTTACGAAGGTGAAGTAACTGATTCAGCATCACTCTACATTGAGGCAGGTCCTTCATTCATCAACCCTGATGGTGCTGACCTAACGACCGAATTGGGTCTTGAGTTCGGTGGCGAAGTTGCTGTTACTGAGAGTCTCTCAGCATATGGCGAAGTTGAGTTTATCACCAATGGTCAAGTAGACCTAAACGAAGATCTAGACATCGGCACCAAGTTGGGCTTGATTTATTCCTTCTGATAGGTTATAATATATGGGTAGTCAAGAGAGACTACCCCTGTTGGTTAGGTGTGTTTGTGTAGTTAAAGAACAAATATATAACACTAAATTAGCACCTCCTTTTGGTCGGGGAGGTGCTTTTTTAATGCTAAATAATAAAGACGATAGTATTACCAGCAATGTCCGACGAATTTGGTGGAAGAAATATCTACTATAAACAGTTAGATAATAGAAACTATATGAGTCCTATTGGATTCACATTTAGTATTGCTAGATTCCCCAAAGTATCTTTCTTTAGTAACAAGGCATCCTTACCACAGATCACTCTTGGTACCGCTGCTCAGTCTAACTACCTGAAAGACATCATGCATCCAGGTGACCGCTTGGAATATGGTGAGTTGAATATTGAATTCCTCGTAGATGAGGACATGCTTAACTATACACTCATCCATAACTGGATGACTGGTCTCGGTTTTCCAGAGACACCACAGCAATTTAAAGATGTCACTACCAGTGATGGTGGCGTTAGAGACTTTAAATTGCAGTATAGTGACGCTACACTGGGTATACTCAATAGTAACTACAACACTATTTCGAATGTGAAGTTCTGGGATCTATTCCCAACATCACTATCAACTCTTGAGTTTACTGCTACTGATACGGACATTAACTACTTCGTTGCTAGTGTGACATTTAGTTACCTATACTATCAAATCCTTGATAAGGAAGGCAAACCTCTAACACCTGATTACATTAACCAATCGATACAAAGATGAATCTAGATGAAATTCAATCTATGTGGGAGAAAGACTCCAAGATAGATATGGACAACCTACACGATGAGTCTATAAAGACACCCCAGTTACACCAGAAGTATTACACGCTATATACCACGCTCAAACTGCTCCAGACGAAGGCACAGGACACCGAGAGGAAGGTCCGACTAGAAAGATATAACTTCTATAGTGGAAAGGCATCTGCTGAGGCGTATGTAGAAGAACCATTTCCATATAAAGTGAGAGACAAAGAGTCGATGACTCTACATCTTAATGCCGATACTAAACTTTCAACGGCAAAGATAAAAGTTGAATATTACCAGGTGATGCTAGATTACCTAGCAGACATTCTCAAGATGATTCATAATCGTGGTTTTCAAATCAAGAATTCAATCGACTGGTCTAAGTTCACCTCTGGATACAACTAATGCGATCACCCGAAGACGACAAATTCAATATGGATCTTGGTATAGAAGATATCTACCTTCTATATGACTGTGTTGTAAAGCGTCTTGAGAGGTGGGAAGGATCGCCTCAGAGGCATCCTTTCGAGCAGGAACACCTCTGGTACCTGAGAGATGAGTTATACAAGTGTGTGCTCCATCATAAGTTTTATGAAATGTAGGTTTGTGTGTGTTTGCTAAATAATATTAGCTGATGCTTTATATTATGGCTGACTTGAATATCAGCAAAAAGAATGAGGTGTTTTTACAGATCGACTGTGACCCTCATATACAATACGAACTTAAAGACAACTTTACCTTTGAGGTTCCGGGAGCAAAGTTTCATCCTTCCTACAAGAAGAAATGGTGGGATGGTAACATTGCTCTATTCAACCTACAGACTAAACAGATCTATATTGGTCTTTTAGACCGTGTTGTTGCCTTCTGCGAACACTATGGTTATTCATATGAGTTCCAGGACAATAAATTCTATGGACTTCCCTATGAGGAGAATGAGGCAATATCTCCTGAGGGGATTACTGATTGGGTTCGCTCTATCACCTCTTATAAGCCTAGGGATTATCAGTTACATGGCATCTACACTGCCCTACGCAGTAATAGAAAACTCATCGTCAGTCCCACTGCCTCGGGAAAATCACTGATGATATATGCTCTCGTTAGATATTATAGCGAGAGAGGAAAAAATATTTTACTAGTTGTCCCCACAACTTCCCTTGTAGAGCAGATGTACAAGGACTTTGAGGACTACGGATTCAATTCATCCAAGTATTGTCATAAGATATATGGCGGTAAGGAGTTGAGTACTGAGAAAGGTATTGTCATTACGACCTGGCAGTCAGTATATAAACTCGATAAAAAGTATTTCTCAAGATACCAAGTAGTCATTGGTGACGAGGCACATAACTTCAAGTCAAAATCGCTTGTGAGCATCATGAGCAAACTTTGTGACGCCAAGTATAGATTTGGATTTACGGGCACTCTGGACGGCACACAGACACATAAGTGGGTGCTTGAGGGACTCTTTGGTCCTTCATACAATACCATCAGGACAAAGGAGTTGATGGAAGCAGGTCATGTAGCAAAGTTAGACATTAAAGTATTACTTCTAAAACACGATGAGCAGTCCTTTGCTCGATATGAAGATGAGATACAATATCTTATCGGCAATGAGAAGAGGAATGGTTTCATATCCAACCTATCGGTAGACCTGAAAGGTAATACTTTAGTGTTGTTTACTCGTGTTGAGAACCACGGAAAGTTACTCTACGATTTAATAAATAGTAAGGCGGAGGAGGGACGGCAAGTCTTCTTCGTTCACGGGGGCGTGAATGTTAATGAAAGGGAACAAGTCAGAGAGATTACTGAAAGAGAATCAAACGCGGTCATTATTGCTTCCTACGGAGTATTCAGTACCGGTATTAACATCAAGAATCTTCACAATGTAATCTTTGCTTCTCCCTCCAAGTCAAGAATTAGAAACCTCCAGAGTATCGGTCGTGTACTGAGAAAAGGATCAAACAAAACAAAAGCAATGTTATATGATATTGCTGACGACTCTACAAAGGGGTCGAAAAGAAACTATACACTAAACCATCTCGTAGAGAGAATTAAAACCTACAATGAGGAGAAATTTAACTACGACATCATTAATATAAACCTGAGGTAATCTATGGACGAAGGAAAAGTAGCAGCACTCAAACTCACCACAGGTGAAGAGATTGTCTGTATGATAGTTCGTGTCGAAGATAATGATCATGGCGGATATAATGTAAGCATCAAAGACCCACTCCGTGTAGAAGCATCCGACATAAGACGGAAGGATGGAGCATTCAAGGTCAAGTTTGTCCCGTGGTTTCTAACCACCGATGAAAGTAACTTTGATATTGATGTATGTAATATTCTTGCTATATCTAAAGTAGAGAGTGAGGAGGTCTTACAAAACTATCTTCGCTACTTCCGTAAAAGAACTCCTGGTATAGGGAGCAAAAGAGTTCCATTAGATGATAAGAATCAATCGATCGGATACTTAGGATCTGTAAAGTCATTCCAAAAGAGTCTCGAAGAGATCTTCAAGTTAGACTATAAACCCAATGAATAACGTAATAGTATCCCTTCAACCTCCACAAGGTCGAGTATAATACATTTTGGCACCCTTGTCAAGTTTGTGCTATAATAGTAACAACCAATCTAAACAATATGGCTAGAGGAAAATCCGAGCACTATGTAAACAACAAAGAGTTGTTAGAAGCGTTACTCGTCTATAGAGAAGAAGTACAGCACGCTAAAGAGAATGACCTTCCCAAACCCCGTATCAGTAATTATCTTGGTTCCTGCTTTCTGAAGATCGCAACACACCTGAGTTACAAACCAAACTTCGTCAACTACATGTTCCGTGAGGATATGATTTCTGACGGCATTGAGAATTGTATTCAGTATATTCATAACTTCGATCCCAATAAGTCTAGGAATCCATTTGCTTACTTTACTCAAATCATTCACTACGCTTTCTTACGACGCATCCAGCGAGAGAAGCGTCAACTCGATATTAAGAACAAGATTGTAGAGAGAACTGGATTCGAGTCACTGATGACTGCGGACAGCAACTTGACATCTGAGTATCGTAATGACTATAATGCTATTCGAGAGAACATCATTACCAAACTGAATCAATGAGTTTAGTCGCTATTCTTACTGATACACACATTGGCGCTAGGAAGGGCGTAAAGTATCTACAAGACCACTTCGAAAACTTCTATAAGAATGTATTCTTCCCCACCATCAAGGAGCGTGGAGTAGAAACCATCCTACACTTGGGCGATGCCTTTGATAGTCGTAAGACCATTGAGTTTAACTCTCTCAATTGGGCACGGAGAGTGATGTTTGACCCTATGAAGGGTTATGATGTAAGGATGATTGTGGGCAACCACGACTGCTACTACAAGAATACTAACGACACCAACTCACCTGCTCTACTGCTACGGCACTACGACAACATCACCACCTATACAGACCCAACAGAAATCAATGTTGAAGGTCTAGACATCCTGATGCTCCCTTGGATCTCACCAGAGAACGAGGCACAAAGCGTCAAGATGATTCGTGAGAGCAAGTCTCGTATTGCTATGGGACACCTAGAGTTGTCTGGGTTCTATGCCTATAAAGGTCTGGAGTATCGTGACGGTAAACTAGACAACAATATCTTCAATGGATTCGAGAAGGTCCTCTCAGGGCACTTCCACACCCGCTCAGACGATGGTCGTATTCATTACATCGGTAATCCATACCAGATGTTCTGGAACGATGTAAACGACAATCGTGGTTTCATCCTATTGGATACAGAGACCCTAGAGATTGAATACATCAACAACCCACATCAACTCTTTGATGTAATCTACTACGAAGACCAGAGTGCTTCTATGCTGAACTCAAAGCAGTATGCTGGTAAGATCGTCAAGGTCATTGTCCGTAAGAAGACAAACCAGAAGAAGTTTGATAAGTTTGTAGAGAAACTACTGACTGCCGACACACTCGATGTAAAGATTGTTGAAAACTTTAATGTCCAGGAGTCTGAAGACTTTGAGGTAGATGACGCTGAGGAGAATACACTCTCTATTCTCAACCGATATGTCGATGAGGCAGAGTTTACAGACACTCCACTCGAGCGTGACGCCATCAAAAAACTCATCTCAGAAGTCTATCAGGAGGCGTGTGAAGTGTGAGTGACCCCTGCTACATCCTTACTACAGACAATGATGAGAGTATGTTTGTTTATTCCATTGACGACAATGGGATAAAGTCAATTCTTGTCTTTCAAAAGATCGAAGACGCCCAAAGATATGTTATAATGCTTGAGGAAGACGAAGACTATAATGTGGGTGAGCGTGTTGAGTTGGACATTACTGAGGTCCCACTTGACTCTGCCCTCCAAGTCTTCAATGATAAAGGGGATAGTTACATCCTCGCCAAATCTGATGACCTTTTTGTTCCACCACCAGCATGATTACCTTTGAGAAACTACGCTACAAGAATTTCCTTTCTTCTGGCGACACTTTCACTGAAATTGATTTTTTATTAGACAGTACAAATTTAATCATCGGTACTAATGGTGCTGGTAAGTCAACCATCCTAGATGCGTTGACTTTTGCTTTGTTTAATAAATCGTTTCGAAAGATAAACAAAAATCAACTCGTCAATACAATCAATGAAAAGCATTGTGTTGTTGAGATTGATTTCAGTATTAATAATCATCAGTATCTAGTTCGTAGAGGCATCAAACCAAATCTGTTTGAGATTATTGTTGATGGCAAAGTTCTTGATAAGCGTGGTGACGATAGAGACAATCAGTTATACCTAGAAGAGAATATTCTCAAGGTCAACTATAAGTCTTTCACGCAGATCGTTATTCTAGGCAGTAGTACATTTGTTCCCTTTATGCAATTGTCTGCTAGTCATCGCCGTGAGGTTATTGAGGACCTTCTAGACATCCGTGTGTTTAGCACGATGAATGGTATTGTTCGAGATAAGATTCGTAATATCCGTGATGATATTAAGATGCTTGAGGTGAAGAAGTCCTCTCTCAAGGAGAAGGTCAAGATGCAGAAGAACTTTATTGATGAAATCACCAAGCGTGGTGAGGTCAATATCGAGAGTAAAAAAGAGACTGTAAAGAAATCACTCTTTGAGCGTTTTGAATTGGAGAAGCAAGTTGGTATTGAGGTAGAAAGTATTGAAGAACTACAAAAGCAACTAGAGGAGTATCAGACATCAACTGATAAACTAAAGAAACTTGGAGGACTCAAAGGAAAGATTCAGCAGAAGATTTCTACACTGACCAAGAATCATAAGTTCTTTAGTGACAACTCTGTATGTCCTACCTGTACTCAGGACATCTCTGAGGACAAGAAGTCAGAGAAACTAGGAGAGTTAGGTGCCGAGGCAAAGAAACTCAAAGAGGGTTTCAATGACCTGGAGGAAGCAATCCGTTCCGAGGAAGAAAGAGAGAGCAAGTTTATTGCAGTCTCCAAAACACTGACTGAGTCTAGTAAGTTTGTATCTAATACTAATGTCCATATCCGTGGATTGATTAAGAACATCGACTCTCTTGAGAAAGAGATCGAAGAGATTCGTCATCAGATTGAGAACCAGTCTGAGGAGAGTGAGAAACTAGAAGCATTCACAACCAATCTTGCTTCTGTTACTGAGGAAACTTCTACCAAGAACCTGGAGATTTCCAAGCACCAGTTTGTCTATGACCTTCTCAAGGATGGTGGTGTTAAGACTAATATCATTCGTAAGTACATTCCGCTTATCAATAAGCATGTCAATAAGTATCTACAGATGATGGAGTTCTACATCAACTTCAATCTCGACGAAGAGTTTAACGAAACTGTAGTATCACCTATCCACGAAAACTTCTCATACTCTTCATTCTCTGAGGGTGAGAAGATGCGGATTGACCTAGCATTACTATTCACCTGGCGTGAGGTTGCCCGTGTCCGTAACTCGGTCAACACCAACCTTCTTATTATGGATGAGGTATTTGATTCCTCACTCGATGGTTTTGGTACTGAAGAGTTCCTAAAGATCATCCGCTATGTCGTGAAGGATGCTAACATCTTTATTATCAGTCACAAGACTGAGTTGCACGAACGGTTTGACTCTGTATTGAGATTCGAAAAGGAAAAAGGTTTCTCTAAACTAGTATCTAAATAAAATATATCGTATACTTATTATGAACTTCTTACGAGTAATTGGCATTGTTGGTATCCTTGCCTTCGCGGGCGCTGGTCT